AATTTAATATTGGTACGAGCAAAATCTGCATCATCTGTGGCAACAGAGTTATTTATAGGTACTAATTCTTGTGTTGTTTCTTCTGGAACTATTGTTTCCAGATCAAACACTTCGGATAGTTTTTCGTTGGTCTTGTTCATCATGCATTTGGATACTCAGTTATTGTTTCTGCAAAACCATATTCATCATCTGGCATTGCGTTGGAAGGATCTGGTAATGTCATTACATTTGCATACTTCAAATTAGCTGAAGTGGTATCACGTATATTTGTATTAGCTGAATGAATAATTTTAGAACCACCTTTAACTGGTGGGAACAAATAACCTTTTAATGTAAACTCTAGGTTCCAGATAATCAAACGAGTAGTAGAGAAGTCACCTTCATAATCTACCTCATTTGATACCGAGTTTAGTATAATTGGGATATCGTATTTTAACCCAATTTGTGGTACTAAAGTTGCGGTTACTGTAAAGTCTGGAGTAAAGAATGGAACAATCTGTTCAATAATTTGTGTACCATCTTCTGTATTTCTTACATAGACTGATGCAGAAAAACTAAAGTCATAAGGAACTGGAACATATTGTTTATATGCAGTAGTGCCTGTTTGTGCCGCACCGTTAGTCATTGTTGACACCATCTTACGAGATGAGTCATAAGTCATTCCGGTCATCTCAAAAGATATACGAGGAACAACAATATTTACTGAACGAATTAAATCTGGATCAGTTGTTATTCTTGTGTAATATTTTTCTTTAGCACCATAAGATAATGGTACTTTAAATTTTTCCTTTGCAGTAACACCATCTAGAGTATAACGAACTACCTCTATATCGTTAAGTACAGTACCCATCGCAATAACCATCTTGCGAATTGTTCTATTATAAAAATGATCGTTACCTAACATTATGGCTCACCAAAAGGATTTGTTTCTGTAAAGTCAATGAAGTCAAATCCTTCATTTTCAATTCTGTTATTATCAACCGTATCTTGCAAGTCGATGTTATCAAATGTTATCATTGAATCTGCATTTCCAATTGTTGTAAATCTTGCGTTGCTAGTATTACCTATCAATAAAGTATTAGCACTAAATGTACCATTTACTCTAACCACATCAATATAATTATTACCAATTATATTAACTGTATGAACGATTGCTTGTGCGTTAGCGTTTGCAAGATTGGAACCTTGATATACTATTTCACCAATAGTATATCTTCTTTCTCCAGATTCTGAAAATGAAAGTCTTGTACGGCGATAACTATTAAATATTTGTTCATCAATTTCTGTAATTCCTGTATCGACAATCTCATCAGAAAATACAAATTGTTTTAGTTTAAGTGCATACACATAAACATTACCACCACGACCACGACCTAATGTATAGAACATTGCCTGATCGTTTTCATGTTCAACGAAAGTGATTTCAAAAAAACCAGTCAGTAATGGTATATAAATTAAGTCGCCCTCACGTGGACGAATTATGTTAGCTGCTCCAGTTGTATATTTAAATCTACGACGAGAAACTAAAAGACTGATTTCATCTCGAACTTCTAAACCAAACTTGGACATAAAGTCCTGATCGCCATCCATTGCAGTAGTATTTTCAAGATACACTTCTAATGGATACGCTTTAACATATTGTTTTAAAGTATCTTCACCATAAATTTGATCTACAACATCTCTACTTGATCTAGGAAGATAGTAAACATCCATTCCATAAATCTGCATAGCTTCAATAACCAAATCTTCAACTAGAAGTTGTTCTTCGGTTATGTGGTCTTTAGGAAACGGATTAAAGTAAAAGTTAGTGGACATGTTATCCCATGAACATATCGCCAGGCAATACGTTTGTGTTAATCATTTCTTCTTCAAGTTCTTTTAGTTCTTCGGCTGCTTCATCATATATCTTTTGACCGTTTAATGTAACACCACCAGGCATTTGAATACCTTCAAATTTCTTCATGTTAGATCCCCATTGCAACTTAATCTTTGCGGTAGCATAACGTTTAAGGAATCTATCATTCCAAACATCGGTGTTACCTTCTTTTGTTATTGTAATTCCGGATGTGTTTGAAGAATGTGGTCCATCTAAAATAATTTCCGTTGGAGAAATAATCTTTTTAACTTGTTTTGCAGTATTATCAATCTGAATAAAATCTTTTTCTGCAATCTCTTGGTCAAACTTTGTACTTGTACCAATAATTGTATTTGACGTTGTGTTACCAGATAGGGTACCAGTTAATGTAATTTCTTCTGGTTCTAAACGACGATAACATTCGGCAACAACATATTGTCCAACATCTAAATCTCTTGTCCAGTCAATATCTAAATGAAGTTTGTTTTGATGACGATGGAATCTGAACTGTGGAGTACCAGAGAATAACAAATTCAATGTTCGAATATGTTGCATGGTAATCTCATATGACACATACGATACTGACGTAAAGTCATAGAGGTCATGTAAACGCAACTGATAACGCAAGTCAAACATATTGATTGACGAATTAGATTCATCAAATGGGAATATGCCAGTTACAAATATAATTGAATCCGGACAGTAAATCCATCCACGATCAATATCTTGTTGTGTAATACGATGTTTGAGGAACATCTTTTCGGTACCATCATAGTGATAATCGTACCAAAATTGTAAAGCCTCATCGATACGATCATTTACCTGATCGTCATCAACGTTGATTTGTAGAACTGGCCATCCCAATTTGCGTAGGCAATAGTTCTTAAATTCTTCTCTTGTAGTAGGTTTTGCCATAGTTTCTCTGGTATTTTATTACCTATTTATCTAAATTAGAGTTGCAAGTACCGCCACAATAAAAATAGATCCACAGAGGAAGCCAATTGCCTTATAATAATCTAAGACCGGAGTCTGGAAATATGTTTTTCCAACCACAAAACACTTGTGAACTGGACTTAACATATATCCTGCATAGTCGATTGCAGTAAATAATGGCAGATACTTGATACCAAAAATGGTACTTAAAAGTGCGACCATCCCCGCATACTTACCAGAACTTCCTGTCGCAAATGCAAATAGGAAACTTAATAATACCGCAACTGCGACAAAATCCGAAGTAGCTTTTAGGATGTCCGTTACTTCACCAAGATATAACTTAATAACATTACCAAGGATTAATACAACACTAGTCCAAATCAATACTTTCCAATCTATCCACTTTTCTGTATGTGTGTGAATATGATTAGTGTGTTCGTTTCTAACTTCTATTACAACATCATCTTCTTTTAAAACAAAAAAGATATAGAATAAAGTTACTAAAATTGATGCTGCCAATAACGGCCACATTATTCCAATAAACTGAACATAGGATAAACTCAGAACTGCCATTGGAACAAGAACTGTTTTTTCCAACGGTGACCAGAAATAATAATGATGTGTACTTAGATAATCAATGATGCCATATATCTTTCGACGACTGTCGTTTGGTGCAATAGTATTTAGAAACCCAGCACTAACGGCAACCCGACCAGGGATCGGCAGTACACCCGTTATAAGACTGATTAAGAATACAACCGCACGTTTAGATTTAACCTTACGAATTATCCAATCATATACTGGTAAGAAATAACCTTTAGATTTTACCCATCCCGATACAATCATTATACCAAGGATGATGAATAGAATAGAATATCCGTCTATTAATTTAATTAAAGTGTCTAACATAAGCCTCTTTCACTTTCTGTCTGTTTAAAATAAATGAAAAATAATTTAAATACTTCTTCTTTTTTATCCACAATTTATCTTTATAATTCATGTCACGAACTACCAATTTTAAACTTTGTTCAGTAACAGGAATAATTTGACAAAGTGGAGTACCTGCTTTAATTGTATGACTTTGATTTTGCAGATTCCAATAACCCTGAATGTTTATCTCAGAACTTATACTTGGATCCAATAATCCTATTGCACTTTCAAATTCGAATGTGTCTGGATACGGCAAAGGTAACATCAAAAGTTTTACATTTTTTGGTACTACAACATTCCACGGAGTATTAATCTTTAAAATAGATTTGACTGCCCATGGTTTTTTAGGTATATGTTTTGCCAATCCATCGTGCGTTTGAGATTGAACAATATCTTTACCTAACATTTCTTGCAAAGTTGGATCTGGAATAGTTACATTAAATCCAAGATCATTTGTTTTTAATTCTATGTCTAACCAATTAGTAACAACATAACCAGTAGAAAACATATCAAAAATGCCAGGACATTTAAAAATATGTATGTCTTTTTTATCAGACTTCATATAATCAGTCTTAGCTGCATACACCCATTTAGGTATCATTTCTTGTACTGGTCTTACTGGAAATGTTTCTGCAAGACCTGGTATAGTAGAAAAGAATTCAATAGTTTTCATGGCATAATCATAAATGGTGTTTGGAATCTAATATTAAATGCAATATTAATCCTATATTTATCTGACGTATTTACTTCTGTTTCATGTGGCATCCATCCTGGCCACAGAATCAAGTCACCATCTTCTGGTACATATCCCATACGAGAAATAAATGGAGCATGTGGATTTGCTTCTTGCAACAAATTGGCATTATTGTGAAATACTAAATCTCCGGTGTCTTTAGTTTGTATATAATATACACCGACATAATGGAAAAGAGAATGTACATGCATCATGTTTTTACTTCCAGGTGCATTTACATTAGTCCAGTAATTAAAATCAGCATCACCAAACTCATTTACTTTTGTTTGGTATGCTGGATCTTGTGTACAATAATAATCTACAGCACGTTGTGTAGAATCTTTTATCTCACTTATTAACCAATCAAAATTGTCATACTTAAAATTAGAACGCCAACATCCATCATTTGAGAATCCCATCTGAATATCATTCTTTTCAAATTCAGATAGTGCTTTTCC